GCTGTTGCTGTAATCCCGAATTCACTCCTCAGTAAATTCAAATACCGAAACGGTTCGTCCCTTGTAATAAGGACGAACTGTTTATTAGTATTCAGCAATGTCTTTGCCACTTGGAAAACAGTAGCCAGTAACCAACCCGTTCTCCTTGCTCTGATATGTACTAGCCTCATTACAATAAACTTTGTTGAGATTTATTCCCTTGCTTCTTCTCCAGGAGACCGTCAATGACTGTCTGTCGATTGTTTGCATAAGTCTCTAGTGTAGTCTTCCGGAATTTAATATCACGCAGCCTTGATGATTGATCGGTATGTCGATATCTGGTAGGCGTGAATGTCGTTGCGAATAGGCACGTTGTCAATCCGTACTTCCCATTGTTGGTAGGGATGATCTTATTGATATACAATCCCCGGGTGTACATAAGTATTTTTTGTATTAAGGGGAAGGTATAAGCTGTAGAGTTTGCCCGACCATATACGGTAGCTACATTATGATCTTTCACATCTATAAAGGAAACAGTTTTCATTTCCTTCCCGATCTTAATCAGGTGTGATACAAATTTAGGCATTCCAAATACAAAAGGATTTGAAGGATCGAAAATCTCTGTGAATATGTACATCGCTTTCTCTGTCCAAAATAGCCTATAATCATAAGTATAGGTGATCTCTCTCATCATTGTAAAGGGTTCTGTTCCATTAGCCTTTACTTTAAAGTGAACCTCCCGGTTATGAAGATATGAGGGTAGTACTAGAAAGTTCTCAGGTTCCCTATCGTAACCTTCAAGATACCCTGCTGTCTTTAGTTCCTCTAGGTACCAGGTAAAATAAATTTCGTTTTTGTTTTCCTCTGTTTGAGTTATTTCTGCCATCGTATATGTTTTTAAAGTTAGCCGCGAGGAAGCAAGCATACAGTATTTTATACTTGCTCTCGGGCATAAATTTGAATGCGATACTAATCGCTAAGATTGAGATAAGCCTTCGGATTTCATTCCTCATTATGATCCATAATATTAGGACCGAACATATCTCCTTGATTGAGGTCTTTAACGATTTCCATTGTAACCTCATTTGGAGCATCAGGTACTGGTGCTGGAGTATGTTCCTCAATCAGAAAATCTATCAGCTTATGTTTGATAAAAGTTTCATAATTGTGGAATCTAAATCCAGATTGCACCGCATTATAGTTCGGGTAAACAAAACCAAAGAAGTGCTTCTTATTGTCGAAGGTAAACTTCACAGGCTTATCAGGGTTACTGAATTGGAAGATGATGTTATCCATCTTTAGTTCCGCTTTAAGTATTTCCCCGATAGCTAGTAAGGATCCGAATGGGATAGCTACTGCTGAGGTTAACTTCTCTTCCAGTGTCAATATCTCTTTAAGCTTAGATAGTGGCTCAAACAGGCTGATATCGATTACTTCTCCATTTATTTCTGTTTCTATGAAGTGAAGATCTTTCGCATAGTTAGGATTCTTCAAATAAATCATCCCTTCATGCATCTTCATTGTACCTCCTTTTGTAAGCTCTGACCAATACTCTCTAACAAACACCTTCCCATTCATATAGAATAGGATAGCATCGAGCTCTTTGATCTCATTCTCATCGGTAATACCGCAGTCGATAATAAAATGCTCACGCAAATCTACTACGATACAGAATTTTGCAGCCAGTACGATTGCGTGTCCATTGACAACGATGATCCCCCTCCGGGGATCATTCGCATCAAGGTCCTTCAGATTGGTGTTTGACATTAAAGCTTTGTCGAGCTTTGGGAAAGATAGTGTTACCATTATGAATTGAATTTTAAGAATTTATTTTTCAAGATAACCAACTCTTCGGTTATCTGTTCTTTGATACGCATATCAACAGCAAGTTCTAGTGCCTGAATCTTATCCTCCACATTCACTATAAATTCAGCGGTAGTCGATTTCCTTATGTCTACAGGTATGAATTCTGGCACAGGTGGCACAGGTGGAACATGAGGTTGTGAGGATCCTCCAGTATAATGACTAATATTAGGATTAGGAGTCCACTCTTTTACTTCCGCTTCACGATCCTTCTTAGCTTGCTCCTCCTCTGCTTTCTGATCATTATCAAGTTTCACTTGTGCATCATAAGCTGCCTGAATGACAATGTACTTATCAGAGATTAGAGTTAAGGCTGACTTCTGCGCTTTCTCAAACTTCTCCTTCAGCTCGGTAATCTTATCTTCCTCCAGGACATCTATTTCTAAATGCTTGGAGATAGAATCAAAGGTCTTTTCTGTAATCTCCTTTTTAAGATTTTCCAGAGAAGCCTTATTCATAGATTCAATAGAATCAATCACACGATCTGTAATCCCCTCGCCAATCATTTCAAAGCGAATGGCATTATATACATTGCCTTTCTTGGCCTGGCGCTTTAGCACATCAGCTTCTTCAGTTGCTTTATTGGCAGCATCTACGAATACTTTATTCTTCTTCTCGGCAGCTAGCCTGGACTTCTCTGCTTCGGCATCTTCATACTCTTTGAATTTCGTTTCAGCTTCCACCTTTACCTCATCGTCAGAGACAGTCTTAAAGCCTTTCTCAATAGCCACCAATCCTTTAGAGATTAACTGGTAGGGAGCTTTGATAATTTTAAACTCTCTCCCTATATCTCCATTGAAAGTTCGGGCATCAGATTTCAGAGTCTTGTATATGTCAATACTCTCCTTTGTGATATTCCCTTCTTCATCCTTATCCACTTCTAAGGATTGGGATCGCTGTTTTAAATCTATCAGCCTATCAACCAAAGGTGATAAGGCTTTTAATTCCGAAGCTCTCATTTCTTCTGAAAGCATTAGAACATTCTTTTTGACAGACTTCGGTAAATTGTCTTTTTGAGCATCTGTTAAAACAGTTGCTACTTTCGGGGTACTCTCTTTTGTTTCCATAATTATAGTTTAAATTGATTAGGTGATTCTTCCATTCCTTTTCTTACTAAGGCATCTATAAATTTATCTCTTGCAATCTTTGGAGAATTATTCCAACGACTGACTAAGTCTCCATAAAAGAGATTCACTTCTTCTGAAGTTAATTCGGATTCCTTCTTAGTAATATGCTGGGTCCCTCCTGGACCATTCGAACGTGTATAGGAAAATTCTTGTTCTTTTGCCATTTTAATTATTATTTAATTAGACATTACTCTTACAACTTCCATAGCTTGCATCAGAGATCGTTCCATTGCAGCTAAAGCAGAATACCTCGATGAGTAGCGATAATCGTCATACGCATACAAGGTTTCTCCCATACTACCATCACGATTCATAGCTATAATAGCTGCGGAGAATCCAAGGGTCTTCTCATCCACTAAAGGGATAATACCGACTCTGTCAGGATAGTACTCCGCGATCTTCAATGTAATCATCTGTGGGATTACTCTGGGAAGGCTCATAACAATAGCTTTTTAGGAAGCAAGGCTTCCATCAGTTCAAATCCTTTAGCATACTTCTCCCGGGTATATTTACCTCTGGAAGATCGCATTGATAATAATAGCCACATTTCAGCAAAGGCATTCATCCCCTCTGTAACACCAAACTTTTCTATGTAAAGCTTTTGGCATTTCAAGAGCATTGAAGTCTGATCAGAGTTTTCTATACTCTCCAAGAATTTCATCATAGCTTTCTCCCCTGACCCGGGAATACCGGGGATATTATCCACCGTATCGCCACTTATCATTTGCCCTAATAACATTCTAAGTCCGGTTTCTTCATCTGTATATTTCAGAATCCGAGCTTCCATATCCCAATGGAAACCGATCACTTGTTTAAGATCCTTATCGTGGGAGAAGATAAATGTCTCTGAGGGATCCTGAAGCATCGATAGGATATCATCAGCTTCCAGATCATCGAAGTACAGTGTCGAATATCTTTCCTTTATGTAGGTAAAGACATAGGCTCTATCATCCCATTTCTGATCATAGGCATACTTGTCTTGGACGTTCTCCCTGTTTCCCTTATACTTCTTTACCTCAGCAATACTGTTCCTAAAAACGTCCTTAGAAGGTGCTGAGAAACAGAAGATATAATTTGTAGCAGAGAACGCCCCGAAAATATCCTGTTCCAGGTAGTCGTTGATCTCTTCCTCCACCATTTCTATGGAGTATGGTTCTTTCTTTTCAAGCCTCTGGAATACCCTGTATGGTACTACGTGCTTGTATCTGTCAGCATCAATCAGTGCAATCTTATTGAACTTCTTTTTGCTGTATGGACTGCTTGGTATTTCAAATGCCATTATTTCTGTGCTTTCCATTGTTGGTGCCAATCATAATTGTCCTGAATCATTATATCATTCTGCCTGAAGGTTATTTTGTATCTCATATTTCCTATATATTTTTTGATATCAGGATACTTTCTAAAATAAGCTTCTGCTTTCTTAGGTGTGGTTTCATCGCACCATTTTGAAGCGATTACTTTTGGTGCATTAAGACAGTCTTCAACGATGCATATAAAGTGGTTTGTATTTGCCATTATCGATTAGATTTTAAAAGTTTTACATTCGTTTTTGTCCGGGTTACAGCTGTATATAGTGACTGCAACTTACGCTTAGATGTCAGTGGCCCACAAGTGAGGATATCATTTACATCCAAGTACACCGAGTCATAAGTGCTTCCCTGAGATTTATATACACTTTGGCAATAGCCATAAGTGTATCTGGCAAACATCTTATACAACGGCCAGAAGTGATCTTGCCACCGCAAGCTTCTCCCCTTGCCCTTACATTTATCTGATATCTCCTTTAGAGCATTCTCTAATACTGGCTTCCCTGATTCTGTCGGTACTAGAAATTCCTTGTCCGGCTGTCCGTCAATCTTGGAAACGTAACAAGCAATTCTATATGTCGTTGCTCCTACGGTGTGTGTTACCAGACAGGTATCTGTCTCCCCTAACCTAAAGGTATCTCCATTATAAAGGACGAACTCAGGACGCCCCTGAGGATCGTGAGGGTTTACCTTATAAAAGTTGTCAATCATCGTCACGACATCTCCCTGAATAATTATGTTATCAGGAGTGTCGAGCAGATAATTTCTGATATCAGGATTCCACCTGTTTACAGTTTTGTTCTTATAAGCCAGGAACTTTGTGTTCAAAACATCCTTTGTCTGAAAGTCAGGAAAGAAATCATCATATTTTATGAAGTCATAACCCATACCATCAACAATCCTAGGAGTAGACATTGCTTGCAATACTCTGTGGATATCTTGTTTTCCGAAAATCTCCTCACGTATGATATCAGAGAGATCTAAGATAGGATTTCCCTCTGCCTGTCTTACTCTTTCAGTAAGTTCGTGCTGACACGATTCTGGGAGATTCAGCATAAATACCGGAGAGTCTGAATCCTTTGGCATTACCTTCTTACTATCTATTGGTGGCAATTGTGCGCGATCTCCAATCAGTATAATCTTACTGAATATTGGTGTTGTCTCCAATACAATCCTTAACATTTCAGGGGTGTATTGTGATACCTCATCGTGAACAAATACAGGAACGTCCATTTCTCCAATGACAACATCTTGATATTTGTTGTACTCAAAGGTGCGCTCTCCTGTAATCTCATTGATAACCTCCTTTAAGCCATAAGCTTTTGCGAAAGTGAATACATTAGGAATGAAATCGCCAAGGACTGCCTTAGCTGTATGTGCTAAGCAGATCCCTGCGATATTCATATTAAACCCTGATTGAGATATCCTGTCAGCTTCAATATGCTCCTTGAAGCAGAGCGCTGTCATAAAGCTCTTCCCTACACCTGGCTTTCCGGTAAGTCTAAATATCCTCTCGGAACTTGCCAGAAAACGTTGCATCTTTTCTTGAAGGACTGCTTGGCTGGGGGTTGGGTGTATATCTTGCATCTATTCTATTTTGTCTTTTTAAGCGATCTACAAGGTACATTCCTACGGCTCCTAAAGCAATGGAACGGAGTATTTGCCGTTGTACTTGCTTTGCAGCCCATACCGCTGCTATCCTTGCGACCTGTGCAATAATTAAATAAAACATCTTTTGTTTATTTGAAGTGAAAGCCAAATCCTTCTAAGAAGGATCCTGCTTTTAAAATGAATTCATTAAGCTCTCTACTAGACCATTTGGACAGAAGTTTATGTGTATCCATATCAGGCTCATAAGGATGGAACTGCTGTAGCATTATTTCCATTTCGTGATACTGATTTCCAAAATGCTCTGAGGCTTTAAAAATGAAGGCTCGGTAGACTGACTGCTGCTCCTTATGTATATCCTTCTCTGGAAGGCTTATCGTTACCAGGAATGTCTCTCCGGTACGTTCATACAAATCCAGAATCTTATCCATCAGCTCTCGTTTATGTATCTCAGTCGGGAATATTTTCCGCGACTGAGATTTACATATAAACTTATGCATTAGAAGGGTAGATCATCATCTGAATCCTGAGCCGGCTCTATGTTTGGCTTCGTCCTCGTGACAACCCTTTCAGCTGGTGGTACAGGAGTAGTTACTGGCTGACTACTTGGTGCTACTCCTACTACTTTGGGTTTACCGTAGCGTGTCCGTGCTGAATCATTAATTCTTCAGTCCAAGTCTCTAACCATCTTGTAATAGACTCTCCCCCTCGCTGCGCTTCGATGAGCGTAATTCTCCCATTGGAGATATGAGGGTCAAAGGCCGGTGGTGCAGATGGACTAGCATTAGGAACTATTGGTGGTGCTACTACTGGCGGTACTGGTGCTACAGGTGCAACCGGAGCAGCTGGTGGAAGTTGAGGTAAGGGTGGTGGTGCAGGTGCTGTTGATTTGAAAGTCGCATATCCTGCGGCTACAATCTGCTCATCACTCCAGTTATTCCCTCTCAAAGCTTCCAGAGAATACAATGCTCCCGGGTTCATTACCAATTCCCTTCCGGCATTACTATTTCCGTGGGATCCTTCTTCTGGTTCCGCAAACTTCCCACCGGATAGTTTATGCGCTTTCCCCTCTTCTGATCCTTGTATCTTCTCACGAAGATACTTACTGAGGTTCTTGAATGCATCTCCCTCAAAACCATCGTTTAAATGATAATGAAACGATGTATTCTTGAATATAAATGCCGGAGTTGTTAAATCAAACATCTTCATATTCGTTTCATTCAATTGCGCAATGGAACTCATATTAGCCCAATTCTCATCGTCGGAATGTGTTACCGTACCTACATAGAATGTCCCCAACAAAGTTGTTGGATCAAAACCTTCCTTATCTCCAAGTTTACGGTCTAACATAGGCTCAATGAATCGCTTCCTTAGATTTGATCTCGGAGAAAGGTTCATTGACTCTCTCACGAAAATCGATGCTGGTTTTGGATCTTCTCCTTTCCAGAAAACTCTTACGTGCTGTGGGAACTCAAAGAACATCATCATTTGTCTCTTAGCCCCGAAGTTTGTTTCTTGTGTTCCTATATCAGCTATGCCATATAGTCCACACAATTGCATACCTCTCGGTATTAACTCTACTTCTAACTTGTCTGCATTCCCTTGTGGAATCTCAAAATTGCTCATAATAATTGTTTTAAATTCTACGCCCTGGTTTCACTACAAATGAAAAGAAGCCGTAGATATTGATTTTAGTTTTGTTCTTTCTTACGCTATTCATAACCTGAAATACGTTGGCAATATAACTCTCCACCACATCTCTCACGATGCTCTCGTCTATATTTAGAACGAACGCAGCTCTCTTAATATGCACACCGAATTCTGGGCGATTAAAAGTATTTTTATGTAAATACTCTAAGCCCTCTTTTTTAGGAATGTTCTCCAGATCTTTTCGGAAGTAGTATTTTCTTTTCGCTTTCATCCTTCGTGAACTGTTTTTTCCTTAATCCTATCTGTGAATGTTTTTGGGAGTGTTAGCTTAACGCGGTATTTCTTTTTGATAATCATTTCGGCATTAGTCTGCGGATTTTTACGTCTTGTTTCTGGTGATACTCGAAGCTCGAAATTTAAAAAGTCTTTTATTTTGACATTCATTCCGAAGATCAAGGAGTTCTTAATCTCATCCACCATTGTGTTAAACACCAGTCTGACATCTTTTTCAGGGATCTCAGACTTGTGTGAAATCTTCTTTAGTAATTCTGTTTTGTTCATATTAATTAGTTCTTAACTGATTTATAGAACAAACATATAAATTAAAATCCAGTATCTGAATACGAAATGAATTTAAATTCATTAAAATCACAATAACAGTTGAAATCGCCTACGCCAATACTTCTTCCTTTGGCTACAATCATCAGAGTTACAAACTCTGGATCTGCTTGCATTGGAGATATTGGGATATTCCTAACTGCATCCTTCTTCTCGTAATAGGCATCACGAAGTAGGAAGATTACCGTATCGGAATCTTCCTCCAGGGAACCTGATTGTTTTAAGTCAGCAAGTATCGGTCTATGGCCTGGACGTTTGTCTGGCTCTCTCGATAGCTGCGCTAATTCAATCATTGGAAAATCTAATTCATTAGCTAAAGCTTTGAACTCTCTGGTAATGATATTTAACTCAGAGGTTCTATCTCCACCTTTGCCTGGACCTAATTTTACCAGCTGCACATAATCTAAGAATACCTGTTCATATCCATCGGCTATATGTTCCCGAATGGATGGTACGATCTTATAGAAGTCGTTTTTATGTTCCGAGGTATCTATAATCTCCAGTGGTGAATCATCTACTCTCTGAAATGCTGCGGCTACCATTGGTAACTGCTCTTCGCTGATATCTCCGGAGTTGATTTTCTTAAAAGCAATTCCGGTAAGCCTTGCTACAATCCTATTGGTCACATCATTCTTGGACATTTCAAGGCTGTAGAAAACAATCTTATGATTTTTCTCAATAGCCCCATATACCATAAACGATATAATCATTGAGGTCTTCCCCATTCCTGGTCGAGCTGCGATAGTAACCAATTCACGCTTTCTAAATCCACTGGCAAAGTTATCGAACTCTGATACTCCTGTGGGGATTCCAATAGTAAGTCCGAGCTTTTTAATCCGAATCTTCTCTACTAATTCCTCCATAGGATTAAGACGTGCTACAATCTTTTTCCCCCGATCTGCGAGGTTCTGTATGCGTTTGAGCTCATAATCCCACTTGTCCATCAGGTTGAAGATATCAGGATCCGTATCAATCGCTTTCTCAATAGTCTTATTTGACATATCGATCAGTGATCTCAGGACATACTTCTGCATAACGATCCTAGCGTGGAAATCTATGTGTGCTCCAGAACCTACTTTCTGTGTCAGCTGGATGAGGTAATACTCCCCTCCGACTATGTTGAGGTGGTTATATTTTCTCAGCTGATCAGATACAGTAAGCAAGTCCAATCCTATTTGCTCTGAATTCAATTTCTTCATTGCTCCTATGATATGTATGTGAGCAGGCTTGAAAAACATTTCAGGTTCCA